ATGGACGAAAGTAAAAATGAGAAGTTAAGTAAAAAAATACTCAATAAAAAGAATAAGATAGTATATGCAGTAATAAGTAGCATTATAATTATTGCTTTAGCTTTTAGTATTAATTATAAGTATCAAAAAAATAAAATTTTGAAATTTGATTCAAATTTTCAAGCATCTTATGCAACATATGCGAGAGGATTATTAAATATATTAAAAAATTTAAATAATTATGAATCACAATTAGAAGCAAAACAATTAATTATTAAAGGAATAGATATTGCAAAAAGCAATGAAGATAATGTTCCAAAAGTATTGAAAGAAAACTATGAAAATTATGTATATTCATTAGAACAATATTCTATAAATTTAGATGATACAGGAGAAATTAATAGTTATTTTTTATTAATAATGAGTAAGTTAAAGGATACTGAAAAAAAATATAATATTTCTAAGAAAGATTTAGAGAGTAATATGGAAGAAAAATTAAATGAATATGGTATAAGTTAGAAGCTATTTAATAGCTTCTTTTTTTAATAAAATAAGTTTAAAAAACTGATATTATATGATATAATTAAAAGTTATTGACAAAAATAAAGAATGAATTTATAATTTTAATTATTAAAAATTTCAAAGCTTAAAAGTTAATATATTAATAAATTTTATAAAAAGGATGAAGTGCTTATGATATTAGATTTAAAAAGAGCAGCGACTGAGATAGAACATAATGAAAAAACCGTAAAAAATTTTATAGATAATGTTATTTATAAAACAAAAGATAAAGAGAATAAAGTATTTGTAATTCATACTCTTCAAGATTTAGAAGATTGCCAAAATATGATATTGTATTTTCAAGGTGGAGTTTTAAAAAGTCATCATACATCACTTATGAAGTTTAATTATAATGATGTATTAAATTATGAAATTATCAATTCTTATAAAGTTAGATATATTTTATTAGAAGATGTAATTAGTGTAGATGCAGATAATGAAGAAGAAATGAAATCTCACTTAAGTAGAAATAAGGATAATACTTATATAATACCTTATATAGATTATGAGGAAGATTCTTATATAGAGTTTGAAAAAATTCTTAATAAAATGTCTGACGAAGAAAAACTTAAAAACTTTATTCATGAAAAAAAGAGCCATAAAATAGGAGTTGTAATTGATATATTAATTGATAAAGTTTTAAATAATGAAAGGGAGATTTCATTTTTAAAAAATAGAGAAGATGATTATGTGAGAGATATTTATGTATTGCAACAAAAATTAAAATGGTTAAATGAAAAAAACATTTGATATATACAATATACAGTGACAATACGCTTTTGCCAATGCTACATATTTTATGTGTTTAATAATAAATTTTGTCGAAATGTTTGGGAACGGAAATATTGAAATTAATTCATAATAAATGAAAAATAATGGTAATATAATACGTTAGGGGAAAGGATGAAGTGTTTATGGAGAAAAAAGAGTTTCAAGAAGGGTTATTGGCAATATTAAGAGGAGAAACGGGGAATATGGATGAAGAAAGAAAGGTTGCGCCAATATTAATTAAAGAAGCAGAAGAAGTAGGAGTAAATTTAGAATTAAACATAATTGATAATGAAGAAATAGTTATAGCAAAAATAGATAATAAATATCAATTTAAAATATTTAAAGTTAATATAAAAACAAATAGATTATTTAAAGATAATACAATTGATGGCTTAACAAAAGCTTTTAGAGAAACTATATTAGATAGATTTAAAAAAGTAAAACAAGATGAACATAGGAGTAACAGAGAAAATAAATAAAATTTTAGAGTCTAATAAGTTAGGCTCTTTTCTTATGAAAAAGATAAGGCTTAGATAAAAACTAAGCCATAATTATTTTAGGTTGTATTTTTGAAAGTTCCATTATAAATTCATTATTATTTGTATCTTGAATCCATTTATCGAAATCAATTAGAACTTCTGATTTAATATACTTTCTATAGTCAGTTATAAGAGGAATATCATCTCTATAGGTCTTGAATAAGTTGAATACATAATTTCTTTCTAAAACTCTTTGTATACGATTTTCCTCACTAGTTTTATTTATAAAAATTAAATCATAAATATTTTTACATCTTTTTAGCCCGGTAGTAGTTATTGTATTATATATTTCTGTTAAGTAATTTGATATGCTTTTATGGTAAGCAAAATCATATTTTGATAAGAAACAGTCTGACCATTTTTCACTACAGAATTTTAATATATATAATGAAAATGCTTCACATAGTGTTTCCTCAAACCACTTTAAAGAATTTTTATTATATGATTTTTGAGCTAATGTATAATGACATAATTCATGAGATAGTTGATATATAATTTGTGCCCAAAAATTATCTTTATTATAATTTAAAAAAATTGAAGAAGGATTTGTTTCAGAATAAAAAATAGGTGTTTCATGAGTCGGATTATAAATAATATAACATTCTGCATTAGATATAAGTTGTTTAGAAAATATTAATGTATATTCTTCTAAAATGAATTCCATTATAGATTTTAAACTGTTAATTTCTAAATTGGAATCAATAGTATAAATTTTGAAATTATCGTAATTTGATATTAAAAGTTCATTATATAAAGTCAAAGTTATCATCCCCTTTACATAATTATACCAAGAAAGAAACAAAAAAATAAGACCTAGTATTTTACTAGATCCTATTCTTTCGCATACTATTCAGTATCTTCTTCCCAAACCAAGTTGTATCCAATAATATTAGCTATAGCCTTTACTTCACTATATCTAATAGTATTTCTACTTAACTTATTAGACAAGGCTTGAGGAGTTGTTTCTATTCCATAGTCTTTTAAGGATTTAACTAAATCAATCATTTTCCAACCTTTAGCAGCTATGTAAGATTTAATTTCATTCCTAGTCTCATTACTCATTAAAATAACCTCCTAACAATATAAATTATACTATAAATATAAAAAATAAACAAATATAAAAAAAATACACTATATAGTGTTGACATTCTACACTTATGAGTGTAGAATTATAAACATAGACAACGAGCAAAAAATCTTAATTAACTAAGTACAGTATTCTGGTACATTCAAAAGTGATTCTAAAAATTATATAAAAAGATAACTTAAAAAAATTATGATATGGGAAAAAAGAATGAAAGATAAAATTTTAAATACATTAAAGGAGAAGGGTATAAATGAGTAATTTAATATTTTTAAATAATAAACATAGAAGATTTAAAGAAGGTAATAATGTGTCTGATTATAAAATATGGTTAGCAAAGAATGGATTAAATGATACATTAAATAATTTTGATGAATGGATGGATAATATAACTTATAGAGATGTATTAAGAAATTTATAATAAAAAATATTTGGAGGAAGAAAGTATGTTGAAAGAAAATTTAAAAACTGTATTAGAAATAGGAGAATACATAATAATAAAAAAAGATGGAAAAGAAATTATAGGAAAGTTAGAAAATTATTGTATAGATAATAAATTATTTAAGGTTATTACTAATAAAGGAATTTTTAATATAAAGAATATTGAGTCATTTGTTGTAGATATTTTTTATAGTATAGAGATTTTTACAGACAGGAGCATTATAAAACTAGAGGTATTTTAAATATTATCCATTAAATGTTAATTAGAGTAACTATTTGATTAACAATGTTAATCTTACTGTTGATATATGAGTAACTATATGCTATTATATCAATAGTAAGTTAAAAAGAGAGGAAATAGAAATGGTAGGATTAGAATATTTATGTAGTTTAAATAATATTACATATGCACAGTTATCAAGAGAATTAGGAATTAGCAGACAATCAGTAGCAGCTTGGCTTAATGGGAGCAGAAAAATTCCGCAAAAACATTATACAAAACTTAAAGAAATATTTGATGTGTCAGAAGAATACTTTAATAAAGAATTGACAGAATTAGATAAGTTAAAAATACAAAAATTAAAATTGGAAGAAGAAATTGTTGAATATAAGTATTCAAGTGTAAATTATGATGATGAAACTAATGAAAAATATGAAATTGAAGATGTCGCTTACTTAATGCCAGACGAATTAGGTGAAATAAATTTTAAAATTGAACAAAAAAATTTACTTGCTAAAATAGATAATTATATTAATGAGAAAAACTTAAAAGATGAAAATGAAATGAACGATGAGGCATATTATATAATGAAAGCTTTTAATTCATTTTATCAAGTAATTAAGAAAGATAATATAGACATAAAAATAATTATAGATATTTTAAGCGGAATTAAAATGGCTCAAGGAACTGCATTTGATACTAAAGTATTTGTAAGGAAAATAGCTAGTATTGTTAAAGAACAAGTTATTTTAAATAAAAAAAGAAAGTAATTGTATAAAAACATAAGATTAAATAAGTTTAAAAAACAAATAAATAAGGAGTGATTAAATGTTAATAGAAATTGACAGACTATGGAAACATTCAAGAAATATTGAATTTTTTGATGATATGGAAGGACAAAAATGGGAAGATTTTAAAAAAAGTATAAAGAGTAGGGGAGTTATTGAACCAATAGTGCTTACACAAGATTTATTAATAGTAAGTGGACATCAAAGAGTTAAAGCTTGTGAAGAACTAGGAATTAAGAAAATAGACTGCACAGTAAAACAGTATAAAGATTCAGAAGAAAAAAGTATGCAAGACTCAATTATAGAGGACTTAATTACAACTAACATAATGCAAAGAGGTATGGGAAACTTAAATCCAATGAAAGCTGCTAAATGTATTATGGAACTTGAAAGAATATGGGGGATACAGAACGGTGGGAATAGAGGAAATCAATATAAAGTGGCAGATAAAGATAATCTTAATCTGCCAACTCAAAAAGATTTAGCTGATCAATTAGATATCTCTCAACAACAACTTCAAGACTACAAAAAACTAACTAAATTAATACCAGAACTTCAAGATATGGTTGAAACTAAACAATTATCAGCAACTGTAGGTTATAAAATATGGGCTAAAATGCCAAAAGAAGAACAAGAAAAATTCTTCAATGAAATAGGTAAAGATCAAATTTCTAGCTTAACTCAAAAGGCTACCAAAGAATACATAGATAAAGTAAAAAACTTAGAGGAAGAATTACATAGAGAAAAGAATAAAGAGCCTAAAGTAGTGGAAAAAGTAGTTGAGAAGATAGTTGATAATACTGACTACGGTTTAAAAAATAGAAATAAAATGTTGGAAGAAGAGTTGGCTAGTAAAAAACGACAATTAAAGAATATTTCGGAACAAAAAGTATTACTGAAAGAAGAAATAGAATCTTATAAAAAAGACAGTGATGAATATAAAAAGTTATTAAAGGATATGGATACTTTAACACAAACAAGAGAAGATTTAGGCAGACGAATACAGGGAGTTAGACAAACCACAGCCTTATTATGTGATGTTGATGATATGCTTAAGTTAATTTCTCCTATAAAATACTCCAAGGCCATAATAGATGTTAAAGACGATGAAGTAGTAGCTGAAAATTTAAGAATAATGGTTAATTTAGTACAGAATTGGTGCATAGAAATGAATAAGTTAATATCCAATGAAAATAATTATATATATGCTGAGGTAATAGAAGGAAATTTTAATGAAGTAGCTTAAATCTAAAGTAATGAGGTTACAGGGCAATCCTGCCCCTTCACCTTTCGGTTATGAGTAGAGATAATAAAATAATTAAAAATAAAAAGGAGACGTTAAAATGGAAGATTTATTAGAAAGAGAACAAAAATTTAAAGAGGAAAAATATGTTTATGAAAGTATGCAACCATTAACATATGAAGAAAAAGAATTTATAAAAGAGAAAAATTTAGAAAATTGCAGTATTAAAGATAAACTATTTAATTTATATGAATTAAGATATGAAGAAAACTGGATAAATGGAGAAGGAAATATAAATCATGAATATATAGAGAAACTTGAAACCATAATATCTAAATTTGATTATATGAAGGAAAAGAAAAATAATATAAATGGCTTGTATCGGAGTAAGATACAAGCTTAATAATTAAATTGAAAATATAAAATTAAAAGGGGAAAAGATAGTATTGAAAAAACAGAAACAATATAAGATAGATTATGTAAGAGATAGAGAAATTTTAAAAGAGATAGCATTAAGTCAGAATGTAATAATAGAGGCATTAGAGATATATTTAAACAAAGAATTTAAAGATGGAGAACATATAGGCGAATTAATAAAAGTGATATTAAAAAAAGGGGAAGAATTAGAAACTTTAAAAGAAGGAATAACTTATAATTATATAGATTATTTGCCGTTATTAACTTCGCCAAATATGCAGAAAGCAGAAGAAAATGAGAATGAAGGATATAAATTAGAATACATATTTATAAAAAAAGAATTTGAAGGATTTAAAGATAAGCTAGAAGATATATTAAGTCTAGGCAAATCAAAAGAATGGGAAAATAAAGATGAATTTGCAATAGTAAAAGATGTTACTGCAAGGCTTGGATTAGCAACATCAGGCACATATAAAATTAATCATAATTTTAGCTTTATTGTACTTCCAGAAGAATCATATACATATTTAACTAATAACTATATAGCATTTAAAAATAAAGATTATAGTGAAACTGTAGATATAACACCAGATTCAGATCCAAAAGCATATGAACATACCATTTTTGATGGATTTGGATTAATGAGTAATAATATGGCTAATATTATACAGAAACAATTAAAAAAAGATCATAGAGTAGATTTTGCTATTATTAGAGGATACAATGGACTAGCTATTAAAGGCTTATGTTTACGTTTTGATTGGAATAAATATTTTAAAGAAAATTATATAGAAGATACTGATTTTATTAAAAAGTCTAAAAATGGTTTTGACATAAAAGATTATAAAGGTAACTGGAAAGATACTAATGTAGATTTTATTTTAACTGAATCTCAAGTTAAATGGTTAAAAAATTGGACTAATTTAGATGAGTGGCAAAATTCAAAAGATAATTTTGATGATAAATATAAAACAATAATTAATAATTTATATATAACCAAAACTAATAAAAATCCTAAAAAGCTCAAGACTCACACCTTAGCGAATTATCAATTATTAAATAATATAGCAATCACACCACAAGAAATTGAGGAATTAAGCAATCCTACAGAAACATATTATAAAAAGATATTAGATTATGATATAGATTCAATAAGACTATTTATGGGAGATATGGCTAATGATATAACTATTAAAAAAGATGAAGAAATGATAAGTGAAGGATTAAATGCAAGTACAAAAGTACAATTTTTATTACAGACATTAGGTACAAAAGCGTTAAAAATGAAAAACATAAGAGAAATAATACAGAATATGATAACTAAAAAAATATCACAAGCAGCAGGAGGAAAATTTTATATTGAAGGTGGATATAAATTAGCAGCATGTTGTCCTATATCGTTTTGTAATTGGATTATGACTAGAGATACATGTGATAATGGATTACAAGAAAGAGAGTATTATATACCAAAATGGAATAAAGAAAAGGTTGTAATGAGTAGAAATCCTATAGCTTGTTTTCAAGAAATACAAAGAACAGAAATAGTTGATAAAGAAAATATAAATAAATGGTTAGAAGACTATACATCAGAATTAATTTTTTATAATCAAAAAGATGATACAGCTATGAAAATGAGTGGAATGGATTTTGATGGTGATGGTAATTTAATAACAAAAAATAAGCTAATATATAATTCTGTAGTTATTCCCGATAAAGTTTTTGTTAACTTAAGTGATGGTAAAGAAGATTCTCCAAAACATAAATATACAAAAGAGCAAAGGTGGGAAAATGAAGTTGCTAGTTCAGGAAATTTGATTGGAAAAATAGCTAATTGTACAAGCATAATAAATAGTTATTCACAAAGTTCTTATTATTATAAAAAAGAGGACAAAGAAAATGGCAAACTTGTTGAATATAGTTGGAAAGACTTGCTTGTAGAAGATGGTATAAGACGTTTTGGAAAAGAAACATGGGAATATTTAAATTCTAATAAAGAAGATGAATATGCAGATGCAAGAGACAACACGTTAGATGAACATAGAATTCTATATAATAAAAAACTTAAAAAATTATTAGAAAACGGAGAAATAGAATTTCAAAAAGATTGGGATAAAGAAAAACAAAGAAAGTTAATTAAAGAAAGATTTTTTGATATGTCAGTAGATAGTTATTGCGCAGTAGAGTTAAGTATGATGGCCATTGATGCTCCTAAAACTTTAAAGTTTCCTACAAAGGAATTAAAATATTTGAAAGAATATAATAAGATGAAAAAACCAAGTTTTATGTGCTATTTGGGGAAGTGTAAAAAGAAGAGAACTTCTAATTATAGAACTTCATTAGATATAAATGGTAAAAGAATAGCAGGAACATTATTAAAGAAAAATTTAACTTTAAAGAATGGAAAAGATAACTATAAAAGTGAATTAGATAAAAAATGTAATACATCAACTAAAAAGAATATATTGCATGAAGAATTAAAAAATCATAGTAAAAAGAGTGGAATGTTAAATAAAGAATTGCAAAGTTTATATTCTGAGTTTAGTGGTAAATATTTAAAGAGTAAAACACCTAATCATTCTAATATTGAGTGGATTAGAGCAAAATTCAATTTAGATGAAGATGAGTATACAAATAAAGAAGCATTTAGTATTAGTAATTTGTATTTTATAAATGAGTATAGAGAAATTACTAAAAATTTAGAATTAAATGATATAGTATATAATTTATTATCAGCAGAAGTTAGTGTTACTTTTATGTTAGATATAGCTTGGAATACAATAGAAACTTGTATAAGGAAAAACTATAAAGACTTAGCAAAAAATTATATAGAAGATAAAAATGGAGATATAGATTGGTTGTTTAAGAAATATAGAAAGATAAAATCAAATATAGAAGATAATAAATTGATAAATAAAGATATAATAGGCTATGAAAAAAGGTTAGGTAATAAAACTATCAAACTAAGTTTTAAACGTTTAGGAGAAGACATAGTGGTTAATGAAGGTGATATATTAACCGTTAATGGAGAATATCTAATAAATAAAAATAATGAAAAATTAGAATTATATAAAGACAAAAAAGGATTAATAGAAGATTATAAAAAAATAGAAATATTAGATTATAAGGTTAACAAGAAAAGTATACAAATAGAAGTTAAGATAATTGAGAAGTAAGAAGGTTACAGGGCAATCCTGCCCCTTCACCTTTTGGTTATGGACGGTATTAGTCTAAAAGTTGATTAAATAAAAAGGAGAATTAAAATATGAATGATAAAAAATTTTATATAATTAGGAATAAAGCTTTAGCACTCGCAATAGCGTATACAACTGGAGAAGAATTTTATACATATGATGATAAATTTGAAGCTGGTAATAAGGTATATAGTTTTAAATATACAGATAGATTCAAAGTTGCTTTTGATGAAATATGTAATTTAAGAGATAAATTGAATAAAAAATAAGGAGTGATAGAGCAGATATGAAAAAGCGACCTAATTTTAATGAAAGAAAATTAAAATTTAAAAAAGAAAGTATGGTAAAAGAATATAAAAATAAAATGGATAGAATAAATGATAAACAAGAGGATTTTGCAAATGAAATAATAGATAAGATTTTTAATTGTGAAAAAGATAAAATATATGTAAATTACAATAGGTGTGGCATAGGAAAAACCACACTTATAAAATCTATTTTAAATAATTTAGTAAATAATTATTTTTATTTTGGACTTCCTAAGGATAGCAAGATGTTAGAGAGTAATGGAGTTATAGTGGTAACTGATAAATTAGATAGATTAGAAGATATAAATAATTATAAAGGTTTAGAAGACATATGTTATTTTATGAAATATGAAAAATCAGATGAAGAGCAATTATATAAAAATACAAGAATTGAATTTAATAAGCAACTTGAACAACAAAAGAAATATCCAATAGTATTAATTTCAACACAAAAATATTTTAAAATGAAAGAAAAAGAAAGAAATTTATTATATGAGTGGGAAAAAGGAAAAAGATCAATAAAGTTGATTGATGAGAAGCCTTACATAATTACTACTGATATAATTAACGAAAAATATTTATCTGATATTAGTAAGGGGTTAGAAGAATTACCAAAAGGGGAGGAAAAAGAATATCTAATTGATTATTGGGAACAGATACGCAATCATTTATATAATTTAAGAAAGAATTATACTGAATATGACTTGAATTGGATTTCTGGTGATGGAACAGATGTATTATTTAGTAAAGCTTTAGATAAAAAGTTTTTTGAGATATTAGAAAAATATGCAACTACAAAAATATATAATGATATAGAATGTTTGAAAGATATTAATAAAAATGGTTGTTTATTTGTAAGTCCTAGCGATAGTATACAAAGTAATGCAAGGCAATTAATATTAATAAGAAATAATATTGATAAGTTTGATATAGATAAATGTAAAAATATTATTTTTGATGCTACTGCAAAATATGATATAGAATACAATATGTCAGATAGATTTGAATTATTTAAAAGTAATGATACAAAAGAAAGTGATATAAAAATACATCATATACTAACATCAACCAGTCAAAATTCTTTACTTAAGAAAGAAAATCATATAGAAACCATATCTAAATACATAAATAGTTTAGGCGATAATTTATTTGTTGCTACATATGGTAAGAAAAGAGGCATTTTTCAAGAGTTTTCTAGAAAATTAAATACAAAGAATATAGCTTATTTTGGTGATATAAAAGGGAAAAATGATTGGAATGCTTTTAGTTCTATGGCTCAAATTGGAATGAATAGAAAATCAAATTATGTTTATTTAATAAAATATATAGCGTTAACTAATATAGATAAAAAATGGAATAAAATAATTGATCAAGATGAAATTTCATTAGAAATAAAAAATATTATTGAAAATAAGGAAGGTATTTTTGAAAATGATAAAATGCAAGAAATTATGGAAAGTGATTTAATAGTTGATACTATACAAAATATAATGAGAATTAAATGTAGGCATTTCAGCAATACAGAATTGTGTAATATATTTATTTTATGTGCTTCATATTTAAATAATATTACTAGGAAAGTAGCTGATGTAGTAAATGCAAAGCTAGAAGAACATACACCAAATATTTTTAAAGAAGAAAAATTAATAAATAGAAAAGCAAATGAAGGTAAAGAAAAAACTAATCCACAAATTTTACTTGAATATCTGAAAAACTTAGATAAAGGAAAAATAATAAAGATGAAAGATTTGATAAAAGGAAGTGGGTTAACTAAAAAACAAATAGATAAAGTTCGTGAAAAGCATTGTATTATAAAGGAATGGTTTGAATTTCATAAAACTAAAAAGAAAGGTGAATATATAGCATAATAAAAATGCCCCCCCTTTTCTAATAAAAAATTATTATTAGGGAAAGGGGGGCAAAATTTATAATAAATTATTTATGGACAACGATAGTTGTTCATAAGGCAAACACTTCTCCGCAAGGAAAGTGTGCGTCAGTTCAATACAGCAATTATGAAAAAAGAAATAGAATTTAGATAATGTAAGTTCTTGCTACATTAATAGGCTTAGGTCACTCCGTTCCCTTGTGCCTATTTGTTATGAAGGTTTAAAATAAATCTGTAAACTTTCAAAAGATAGTGAATTTTAGTAGCTATCTTTTCCCTTTTTAAACAAGAGAGAATATAAAAAGATAATAAAAGTCTAATTTTAAATGATTAGATTTTTTATAAAATATAACGTACATTTATTACAGGTAAGTTTTTGTCAATGTTTTTGTAGTGAGTTCAAACCTCACCTTCTTTTTAAATAGTATAAAATGTTGAATAAATTATATGATAGGCTAACTTCTTACATTAGCCTATCTTTTTTATGTTTAAAGGGGTAATTTTACCCTAAGAAAATATATTAGCATATCTTGTCTTATTTAGGATAAGTAGTGGAGTAGTTTACCCACTTATCCCTTTAAGCATAAAAATGAAAAAAGAAATGAGGAGATTTATAATGAATAAAAATATTGTGAGAATAAAAGAATTAGAAGAAAATATTAAAGAGAAAGATAAAAAGATAGAATATCTTAGTACTATTATAAATGGGTTAATGAAAGATTTAGAAGTTCTTGAAGTTAAAGGCTTAGAGGCAATGGAAGAATTAGAAAGAGATAAAAAATTATATAAAGACAAATATAATTTATTAGCTGATGTAACAGAAAAAGCTATTAATGAAGAAATAGGAAAATTAAAAAAAGAAAATAAAAAATTAAAAATTGAAAATAGACAGTTTGTGATGGAAAAGATAGATAGAGAAATAAAGTTAAGTATTAAGCCAGAAATAATTATTGTTTAAAGATTATATAATTTTAATTAAAATACTCGTAAATGATTATAAATAAAAACAAAAAAAGGAGAAATGAATATATGAATAAAGATATTATAGAAAAATTTGCATATACAAAAGAAGAAATAGTAAAATTTTGTGAAAAGTTAGAACTTAAAAAGGAGAGAAGATAGTATGATAAAAATTAAAATAAATAATGGTGATATATTTGACTTTGAAGGAGATTTTTCATATTTAAAGTCAAAATTATTTGAAGATATTAAAAATAGTTTTGGGCAAAAAATAGGATCTAAATTAAGTAGTGATTTTATAAAAATAAATAAAGGCAAATATTTAAAAGTAGGTAGTATTAGTTCTATTGATGTAATTAATGTATAGTATAATAAATAAATTTGTAGTATAATATAAATTATAAGTGTAGCTGATACTTTAAAAACCTGAAAGATTTGTATAATTTAATTGTATACAGTTGGCAGACAACAGAAAAATCAGCTAATTAATATTGATTTAAAAAAAGTATTGAATTTTTTTTAATAAGTGATTAATGTAAGTAATAAAAGCGGTGAACTTCTACCAGTAAGTGAAGAGTTAAAAAAGTGGTGAATCTCAGCCGATAAATGAGAACTAAAAAAGCGGTGAATTTCTACCATTAAGTGAAGAGCTAAAAAAGTAGTAATTTAATCACAAATGTGATAAACATAAACTAAGAGAAAAATTGAATTTAGAAATGTATTAAAATAGTCGGATTGGAGACGTAAAACCCAATTCCATTGGTCGGAATGAAGACCTAAAACTCATTTCCATTGCAGAGATAACTGCTAAAAATCTAGGAAAGGATGGCTATTTTTAGCTGTCCTTTTTTAGAAATATATGAATTAAATAAGTTCGATAGAGGATATAAAGTAATGCTAAGTTGAAATATACTTAGTTTTTTAGGTTAAAGCAGGGGTGCGACATAAAAAGACTTGTCTTATAAAAATTATTGAGTTAATATATTTACATAATATTTATAAGGAGGATTTTTATGGATTTAAAAGAATTAATTAGAAATTCAAGAAAGCAAGTACAGCGCATAAAACATATAAAATATATAGAAAGGAATAAAGATGAAAGTGATGAGGATTATTATAATAGGCTGATAGATATAAAAGGAAAATTAGAATAGAAGAAAGATATACTAATTGGAAACCTTATAGATACGCTGGATCTTTTTATGAAGTTGAAAATATAACAGAATATTTAAATCTTAATTAAATATATGGAAGTCTATTTAATATAGGCTTCTTTTTTATGTTTTAAATTAAGGGATAGTCATAGTAACTTAAAGCATTATTCCTTAGTTACACCTTTAAATGGGGTATCACTTGAAGTTTTACCATCTATGAATTTACCAGTTGAGCTATCTCTTTTTACCCATGTATTTGTTTTAGGGTTATGTGTTTGAGTTCTTGATTTTACTGCACCTTTTCTACTACCTTTACCTGTATTCTTAGCCATTATATCAGATCCTTTCTTTAACTATCCCTTAATAATAAATTCTATATAAATTAAATGAAATACTTTAAATTGAAATGAGGTGATTAGTTATGGCAATATTAAAAACATGCAGTTGGACAGGCTGTAATAAGATAGTCAGGGAAGGTGTAATGTACTGCAATTATCATAAAAATAAATATGATGAAGAGCAGAAAGAAAAGTGGAAAGAATATAAAAGAAGAAGGATGCACAATGAGGAGCAAAGAAAGTTTCAAAGGTTTTATTCAAGCAAAGAGTGGAGAATGGTAAGGCAATTGGCTATAAGAGACACCGTAAGTATAGATGTAATTGATTATTATAAATTTAATAAAATAACTCAAGGAGAAATTGTTCATCATATAGTTGAAGTAAGTGAAGATTATGATAAAAGATTAAATAGAGATAACTTGATATATCTTACTGCAAGTAATCATAAGTTCGCACATAAAGAATACTGTAAAGGTAATAAAGAAAAGATGCAAAATTTGTTGTTAAGTTTGAAGAGTAGGTTTATGGAGGAGTTTGATTTATAAAAGTTGGGGAGTAAGAAAAGTTTAGACTAAGTGACGAAAGTCCACGGTCTGCAATCTTTTGTAAGTTTTTTTATACTTTTTTTAGGTAGTGGGGGTATGAATTTTTAGAGAGAGGAGATGGTTCAAATAAGTGAAATAAACAATAAAAAAATTATAAAAGTAAAATGTCCAAAAATTTTAAATAAAGATGGAAAAAAAGAATGGAAAAGAGTTATAAAAATTTTTGAAGAAGAAAATAAAAAATTTACAGATCAGGACATAAAAGCACTAGAGAGATATTGTTCTTCTTATAGTGATATATTAAAATTCTCAAAACTCTTAGAGGAAACAGGATATTTAATTTATAGTACTAGTGGTTATCCTCAGCAACATCCATATTGTCAATTAAAGAAAAATGCAGAGCAAGAGATGAGAAATTGGATGAAAGAATTAGGACTAACTCCAGCAGCTAGAGCAAGGATGAATAAAAATAAATTTATTAGTGTAGGTGATAATTATTCTAAGGAAGATAAGGACATGGAGAAACTTTTTAATGATTAATCAGAAATTATTAGATAAACTAATAGAAGAAAATAAAATCAATCAAAATCTTATGCTTGATAAAATAAATAAGCAAATGGAAGATAAATGGAATGATGATAAATATTACTTTGATATAGTAGAATGTAAAAAGATATATAAATATATAAGTTTATTAAAAAACGATAAAGGAACTTCAAGAAAGTTTAAAATACTTAGATTTCAGTTTGAAATAATAGTTGAGATTTTATGTGTTAAAAGAAAAAAAGATAATTTGAGAAGATTTAGAGAAGCTCATATAAATGTTGCAAGAAAAAACTCTAAGTCTTTTTTAGTTGGAATTATTATGAGTTATATATTCTTTATGCAAAAAAATATATTTGGTGCTTTATTTATTATAACTGGTAATACAACTAAACAAGCTACAGAACTTTACAATACTTTTAAGTGTTTTGTTAATAGTAATAAAGCATTAAGAAGAAGATGTAAAATTACAGATTCAAAAAAAGAAATTATAAGAAAAGATAATAAAAATAAGTTAATAGTTCTTAGTAATGATGGCGGAGGAGCTGATAGTTATTCGGTGTACAGTTTTGCATGTGATGAAGTACATGAATATAAATCAGATGAAATTTATGGAAAGTTGAAAACAGGTACAGGACAATGGGATGAGCCTTTAGCAATTACATTAACTACTGCAAGTTCTGGAGAAAATAAATTCAACTTAGAAATGCAATTATACACAGTGGCTAAAAATATAGAAGAAGAAAAAGGAGAAGATGAAACTTTTTATTATAAAATATATGAAGCTGATAAAGAGTGTGAAATTGATGATGTAAGGCAATGGTTTAAAGCAAATCCAGCATTAGGATTATTTAGAAAAATAGATGATATAGTAAATTTATGTAATAGAGTTAAATTAATGCCACTTCAAGAAAATATGTTTAGAAGAATGTTTCTAAATCAACATGTAGCAACAGATCATATTAAAAATGCAATTAATATGGAATTATGGGAACAATGTATACAAGATATAAAAATAGAAGATTTTGAAGGCGAAAAATGTTGGTGTGGATTAGATTTATCTTCTCAGCATGATATTACTGGATTTGTGCAAGTATTTTATAGAGAAAATGATGATAAATACTATGTATTTCCACATTTATTTACGGCTAGAGATACAGTTGTAGAAAGAGAAGAAAAAGACAAGAACCCATATAGTACATGGATAAAAAACGGTGAATTAATAGCAACCGAAGGAAGGTATATAAAGTTTAATGATATGTTAGATTATATGAATAATTTGAGCAACGAATATAATTTTGAAAAGCTTGGATTTGATAGATTTGGAAGTCCAACTATAATGAATGTTCTTGAAAAAGAATGGGATATAGTTCCACTAGGTCAAGGAACTATTACTATGACTACATTTATAAAAGATTTTGAAAATTTACTTATAGATAATAGAATTGTTATTGCTAGAAATAACTTATTTGATTTTATGGCTAGTAATTGTATTGCTGTATATAATGAACAAATGGACTGCAAATATAGTAAAAAGAAATCTAAGTTTAAAATTGATGGAATTATAGCTATGTTAATGGCTTTAGGATTAGCGATAGAAGATAATGAAGTTGAACATTATGATCCTTTCGAAGCGATGAAAACTATGGATTGTTGGAAATAGAGGTGGTTAAAATAAAAAATATATTTAAAAATTTTATAGACAAGTTTAAACAGAAATTATTTATAGCAGATATGTTATTAATAATTTCTTTTTTAATAGTCTTTTTTACTACATTTACGCTTAATAGATATGTAGCAATGTATTTACTTGCCATTGGATTATTTTTATTAAGCTATTTTATACAGAAAGGAGGAAGTTGTAATTAATGTTTTGGGATAAACTAGAAAAACGTGATAATTTTAAAAATATTAGTGATTTTACATTTACTAATTTATTTAAGGAAGGATATGAAGTTAATGATGATGCATTAAAAGAAAGTACATATTTTAAATGTATTAAATATATTTCTGAGAGCGTAGCTAAATGCCCTATAATTTTAAAACAAGATACTAAAAATGGAGAAATGGAAGCTTACAAACATAGATTATATGAGAAATTAAGACTTAGACCTAATCCTTACATGAGTTCTGTAGAATGTATAAGAACTGTGGTAGCGTTAGGAGAACATTATGGTATGAGTGGATTATATATAGATAGAGCAACTATGAATGTATATCCAGCAAAAATCCAAAATATAACTATAGATGATGTAGGATTAATAAAAACATTAAAGAAAAATGCAATTTTATATAATATTACTATTTGTAATGATAACTTTGATGTAAAAGAAGAAGATTTGTGTATATACAAATCTGGTTTAACTTTTGATGGAATAAATACTAAATCAAATAGAAGTTTATTGAAAAATATAATTAATACTAATATTAAAAGTTCTAAGTATTTAAATAATTTATTTGATTCTGGATTAACTAATAAAATTCTTGTACAAATGACGAGTGATATTAAAGATACAAAGGAACTTAAAAAGACTCAAGAAAAGTTTGATAAATTATATTCTTCAAACGGAAGAACTTTTACAGTACCAGTAGGATATAACATATCTAGTCTTAATCTAAGTTTGGCAGATGCACAATTTGAACAACTTAGAAAATTAAGTAGGAGAGAAATAGCTAATGCATTTGGGCTAAGTCCAGCACAAATTAATGATTTGAGTGATTCTAATAATAATAATATGGAAATGCAAAATTTAGGATTTCTAGCAGATACATTATTAATTAAGTTTCAACAAATAGAACAAGAATTAGATTGGAAATATTTAAGTTCTAGTGATAGAAAAAATGGTTTTAAATGTAGATTTAATCAATCTGTTATGCTGAGAACTGATGCTAAAACACAATCAGAAATTATTTGTAAATATTTACAAAATGGGGCTTATAGTATTAATGATGCTAAAAGAATATTAGGTATGCCATTAGTAGAAGATGGAGATAGTATTCTAGTACCAAGTGGATATTATAAATTAGAAGATTTAAGTAAAATAACATTATTAAAAGCACAAGGAGGTGTTAAAGATGAGAGGACAGAAGGAAATTAGAAAACTTATTGCTACAGATTTAGAAACTAGAACAGATGAAAAGTCTAGTGAGAAGATAATTACTGGATATATAAATAAGTTTAATACTAGAAGTCAGTATATGGGGTTTTATGAGGAAGTGTCTAATGGTACATTTGATAAAACTTTAGCTGATGGACATAATATTTATGCTATGTATAATCATGATGCAAATATGATTTTAGGTTCTACTAGGAGTGGAAGTTTAAAATTAAATGTTGATAATATAGGATTACATTTTGAATTAAGAATAAACCCTAATATATCTTATGCTAATGATATTTCTGAATTAGTAAAGTCAGGAGATATAGAAGGGTGTTCTTTTGGATTTTGGGTTACTGATGATGAGTGGACATATACAGAAGATAAGATTGATTTAAGAATTATTAAAGAAGTTGAACTTATAGAGGTTACAATAACACCTTTTCCAGCTTACCTTGATAGTGAGGCAAGTTGTAGAAGTTATGAATTACATAATAAAGAAATTGAAAAAACTAAAGAACTTAGAGCATTAGAAAAAGAAATTGAAATATTAGAAATTGAATTAGAACTAGAAGGATAGTTCTTTTTTTATACAAAAAATTAAATGAAAGTGAGGAATTAATTAATGAGAATTGATGAATTAAAAGAACAAATAAAAACTTTAACAGGAGAAGTCAGAAGTCTAACTGATAATAAAGACTTAGAGGGTGCTAAGGCTAAATTAGAAGAACTAAGACAGGCTAAAGAAACTTTAAAAATAAAAGAAGAATTAGAAGAAGAAGAAATAAGAGATTTAAAAAAGCAAAAAGAAGAAAGAAAAGGGGATGTAAAAATGGAAAATAGAAAAGTAACAAAAGAAATGGAATTAAGAGCAATTGCAGGTATTGCATTAAATAAAGCAGGAGAATTATCAGAAGAAGAAAGAAGTACAATAACAAGTGCTGGAAATACGGCTATAATTCCTAAACAGTTTGTAAATGAACTTATAGAAATTAAAAAGGGATATGGTTCATTAAAGCAATTATGTGATGTAATTCCAGTAACTAGAAATGAGGGTACTATTCCAGTAATAAATTATGATCAAAATGATCTTGCAGATTTAACAGAAGGTCAAGACATAGTTGAAGGTAATTTAGTGACAACAGATGTTCCTTTTAAATGTAGTAAGGTTGGATTATTCCAAAAAGTTAGTTCTGAAACTGTAGATGATTCAGCTATCGAAGTTGATAATTTAATAAGAAACAATTTTAGCGAAATTTCTACAACTAAAGAAAATAAAAAGATAGTAACAGTTATAAATACAAATGCAAAAGCAATTGAAGGAGCAACTGATTATAGTGCAATAGAAAATGCTATAGATAGTACAGTTCCTAGTGCAAAAGGTGGAGTTGTAACTTTATGTAATAGTGCTGGATATTGCTTATTAAATAATATGAAAGATAAACAAGGTAGACCATTGAACTTAATTACAGTTGGAGCAAATGGAGTTGAATATTTCCATAACAAACCTATATATCAATTTGATGATAGTCTAGCTACTCCAACAAAGGGAAAGACAGCCTTATTCTTTACTTTAAACTTTAAGGAAGCAGTAAAGTTTATTGATAGAAAACAGATAACCGTTGCTACTGGTAAAGAAATTAAAGATGATACTAACATGTGGAGTATATTAGAAAGAATAGATGTTGTAAGTGGTTCAAAGAGAACTATAAATAAAATAGAACTTTAATTTAAGGAGGGATTAATCTCCCTTCTTTTTATATAAAGGAGGTATTAAGTGGTAAGTTTAGAAGAAATGAAAAATTATTTAAGGGTAGATTGTGAAGAAGATAATCAAGCAATAAATAATTTTATTAATGAAGCGACTATATATATTGATAGTTGTGTGGGATCTAACTATAAAAAACATGAAAATAAATTAAAATTAGCAGATTTATTAATTAAAAAAATAGTATCTGATTTATATGATAATAGAGGTCTTTATTTAGATAATAAGAAAGGTGGATATGATAGAATTTCAAATACCATTTTAGATATTTTAGTAAACTGTGGTGATGAAAATGAATAATAAGCTAACTGAAAGAATTACTATACAAGAATATAAAACTATTCAAAATGAAAATGGTTTTGATGAAGAAATCTGGAAAGAGTATTATACTTGTTGGTCAGGTTTTAGACAAATAACTGGAAAAGAGTACATAAGTGCTAAAGCTACTAATAGCGAGAATATAACTACATTTACAGTAAGATATTGTAACAAGCTTAAGGAACTATTAAAGCCAGGTGCAACAAAGGTATTTAGAGTTAAATTCAATGAAGAATTTTATGATATACAATATGCTAGTGATTACAATAATTCTCACCAATACATTGATTTAAAATGTAAGGTAACAAGCTAATGTCAATAGAAATTGAAGGAATGGAAGAATTTGAAGAATTATTACAGAACATGGTTTTAGATGCTAGTGATAAAAAGAAAGCAGTAAGAGCAGGAATAAAAGTAATTGCTAAAAGTATAGAAAATAAATCTCCAAAGGGAAAAACTAAAAGATTATCTAAAATAAAAACAACTGTAAAAGATACGGGATTATCAGTAGAAGGAATTGCACACTCAAAGGCATTTTATGATGTTTTTGAAGAGTTTGGAACTTCTCAGCAAAAGAAAAATATTGGTTACTTTGATAGGGCTGCACAAGAGAGTTCAGATGAGGCAATTAATGAAGTTGCTAAAGTAATTTTTGCAAAAGTGAGGTGATTATTATAAGTATAAAGAAACATTTATTAAACACCTTAAATTGTAGCGAAATTTTAAATTTAACTGGAGATAAGAGGGTACATTTCCTACATGCAAACAATCCTAAAATTCCTTATTTAGAATATGAGGTTATTTCAGAAAATGGAGAAGAATTTGCAGAAAGTAGAGAAATATATACTAATTATTTGATTCAAGTAGATATATTTAGTAAAGGTGACTACACAGAATTAGAAGAAATTATAAAAAAAGAAATGTTGAAGGCTGGATATTGTAGAGATCAGGCTGTAGATATGTATGAAAAAGATACAAAACTGTATCACAAGGCGATGAGATTTAATATTTCATTGCCTTATTAAGTTTAAAAAATAAGGAGGAATTAAAATGGCAAATAAACAAGAAATAACACCAGTAATTGGTATAAAAAGATTATATGTTTCAAAATTAATAAGTGAGGTAAATGGTAAATATGAGTATGATGCACCAAAATATTTTCCATTAGTAAAACAAATACAAATAAAAGTAAAGGAATCAAGTGATCCATTCTATGCTGAAAGTAGAAAAATATTCACTATGTCTACACTTCAAGATATAGCAGTAAGTATTGATATTGCTGATTTAACAGATGAGGACGAATGTTACTTAATGGGGCATAAGTTAGCAGAAACAGGAGGGATTATAAAAAGTGACCTTGATAGAGCACCAACTGTTGCAATAATGTTTGAAGCTGAAAAGTCTAATGGAGAAAGAAGATATGAAACTTTTTATGCTGGAAACTTTGGTATATCAGATGAAGATATAAAAGGAATGGAAGGTAAAGCTAATTATCAAAGTAAAAAGCTACAAGCTAGTTTTAGACCTTTAGATAATGGAACATGGAGTTATAAAGTGGATAGCGATTCTCCAAATGTAACAAAAGAATTTTTATCAAAGTTCTTTGACAAAGTAATAGTAGCAGAAGCAAAAAAAGATTTAGAGAAATCAGTAGCATAAGGAGGAGCATAAATGAAAAGAAAATTAATACTAGGGAATGAAGAATTAGAATTTAAAATGACGAATAAAACTATATTTGATATAGATGAAAAATTTAATAACTTTGGAGAAGTAATTAATGGAGTTATGAATAATACAAACTTATATAATAATTCTCTAAAAGTTATATCTTGTGCATGTATTACAAGAGAATTAACTATAGATGAATTAATAGAAAAATTAAAACCTGAACAAATAACTAAGGAGATTGTAAGTGTTGCTTATGGACTCTACTTTGATTATATGGGAATAAAACTACAAACAGATAAAAATAAAAGTGAAGAAGATATAACTAAAAAAAAAGAAATTTAAGTGAGAAGCCTTTTAATGTAAATAGGCTTTTTTTTATTGCAAAAACACAACTCAATTATAGTAGACAAGAGTTCTTTGATAGCACATTTAAAGAAATAATAGATTTAATCGAAGAACTCAACTATTTTGGTGAAAAAAATTCAAGTGATAAAGATGAGAATTATTCAGGAAATACGAAAAAAGTAATGGCAATAGATGAATTACCTTTTTCATGTATATAAAGCTTATTAAGGGAGGAGGTAAAATTATACGAGCAATATAGAAAAACGCATAACAACCAAAATGGTACTAGATGATAGTGGATATTCTAGTACTTTAAAAGGGATAAATTCAGAACTTAAAAATAATAAAAGTCAATTGAGAGCAGTATCTAGTGGACTTGAGGCTTTTGGACATACAACACAAAATGTAAATAGAGTACAAGAGACTTTAAAAAGACAACTAGAATTACAAGCTAAAAAAGTCGATTTATATAAAGAAAGTATAAAAAAAGCTACAGGTACATTAGAAGAAAATATAGATAAAAGAGAAAAATTAAAGAAATCTATAGAACAAGAGAAAGCAAAACTAGATAGTTTGCAAAAAACTTATGGATCAAATAATGAGGCTGTAAGAAATAGTGAGAAGAAACTTCAAGAACTACAAGAGCAATATGAAAGAACAGATAAAAGTATTGAGAATAATGCTAAAAGAATACAAAACTATGAAACTAATTTAAATAAGGCACAGGGGGAAGTCAATAAAACTACTAGTTCTATAAATAAATTTAATAAAGAATTAGAAAATGTAGATGGATTTAAAAGCACTAAAAAGAAGTTAGAAGAAACTAGCACTAGTTTTAAAAACTTTGGTGAAAAAGCTGAAAATATAGGTGGCAAATTAACTTCTCATGTTTCTTTACCTTTACTTGGAGTAGGAGTAGCAGCAAGTAAGGTTGGTATAGACTTTGAGGCGCAAATGGACAAAGTAGCAGCTATTTCAGGAGCAACAGGAGATGATTTTAAAAAGTTAGAATCTAAAGCAGAAGAAATGGGAGCAAAAACTAAGTTTAGTGCGAGTGAAGCAGGTCAAGGATTAGAATATATGGCTATGGCTGGTTGGAAAACAAATGATATGTTAGAAGGAATAGAACCAATATTAAATTTAGCTATAGCAAGTAATGAAGAACTTGGAACTACTTCTGATATAGTAACAGATGCTTTAACGGCCTTTGGATTGAAAGCTAAAGATACAACGATGTTTACAGATGTATTAGCAACAGCATCATCAAATGCAAACACTAACGTTGGTATGATGGGAGAAACATTTAAGTATGCAGCACCAGTAATGGGAGCATTAGGGTATAGTGTTAAAGATACGGCACTAGGTATTGGACTTATGGCTAATAATGGAATAAAAGCAAGTCAAGCAGGTACGGCTTTGAGAGCAGGTTTAACAAATTTAGTTAAGCCAACAGATGCTATTGCAGCGGCTATGAAAAGATATGGAATATCAGTAAAAGATGGACATGGAAAAATGAAGACGTTTAAAAATATCATGGTAGAGCTTAGAGAAAAGTTAGGACATTTAGATAAAGCAACACAAGCTGCAACAGTTTCACAAATATTTGGTAAAGAAGCTATGAGTGGTTGGTTAGCTATTATAAATTCAAGTAAAAGTGATTTTGACAAGCTATCAGACTCAATTGACAATAGTGAAGGTGCTACATCTAAAATGGCTAAGACTATGAGTAATAATGCAAAAGGTAGTTTAGCAGAAATGACAAGTGCATTAGAAGGTGCAGGAATAAAGGCCTTTAAAGCATTAGCACCAGCAATAACAAGTGTAGCAAATTCAATAGGAGATTTAGCAAACGATTTTAGTAAGTTAAGTCCAGAGACACAAGGATTTATTGTAAAAGCTGGTATGATTGCAATGGCTACCGGTCCAGTAATAAGTGGCATAGGAAATATGAGTAAAGGTATTGGTGGACTTATAAGTATTGGAAGTAAATTAGGAGGTTTATGCAGTTTAGTTACTACAGGTTTAGGAACTGTTTCAAGTGCAACAGCAGGAGCAACAATAGCGGCAGAAGGTGCAACTATAGCTGCTGGAGGATTAGGAGCAACGGTGGCCGCAGTAGCAGCACCAATTGCAATAGGAGTTGCAGCAATAGCAGGAATAGGTTACGTTGCTTATAAAACAAGTGAAAAATTAAATTCTAGTGCTACACCAGCAGTTGATCTATTCGCTGATAAAGTAGTGGATTCTACAAGAAAAATAAAGAATGGAAATCAAGAAATTCAAGCAGTTACAGGAAGGACTACAGTAAAGATAAGTGAATCAACTAAAAAATCGATTTCAGATTATATAGACTTAGATAAAAAAGCAAGTAATTCACTTATGAACTTAAGAATAAATTCTGATAAGTTTACTAAAGATGCTAAGAATAAGGTTGTTAAAAACTTTACTGATATGAGTAAAAAATCTAGTAGTTTATCAAAAGAGCAAAGAGAAAGAATGACAATTGATTTTAAGAAACTTGTTAGTGATACTGGAAATTTAACAAAGAAGAATAAAGATGAAATAATTAAACAGTATACATTAATGGTTAATGGAACTAAAGGACTTAGCAAGAAACAAAAAGAACAGACTATAAAAGACTTTACTGATACTTTAAATAAAAGTACATCTATTACTAAAAAGCAATCTGATGATATACAAAAGCTTTATAAAGATATGGGAGACAAAATAAAGGTCGGACTAGATAAGAATAAAGAAGATGAATTAAAATCATTAAAAGATTTCTTTGGTAAAAGTAATGCACTTACAGTACAAGAAGAAGCAGATATATTAAAAAAGACCAATGAAAGTTGGAGTGAAAAAAAGAAAGATATAGATGAATGGCAAAAACAAATAAATGAAATCATTAAAAAAGCAGCAGATGAACATAGACATATTACTAACGATGAATCTAAAATTATAGCTGATATTCAAAAAAAGATGAAAGAAAATGCAGTAAAAACTCTTAGTGAAAATGAGGTTCAAGCTAAAGTTATATTAGAAAGAATGAAAGAGCATGATAATAATATAACTGCGGAACAAGCAAGTGAACATATAAAGAAATTAAATGAACTAAAAGATAAATCAGTTAAAGCTGCGAATGAAGAGTGTGATAAAAGAATAGCAGAAATAATTAGAATGAGAGATGAAAGTAAAGTTATAAGTAAGGATCAAGCTGATAAATTAATTGAAGATGCTAAAAGACAGAAGAAAGAAACAGTAGAAGCAGCAGAAGGTACTAGAAAAGAAGCCGTAGAAAAAATAACTAGTATGAATAGTACAATTTCAGAAAATGTTGACACTACAACAGGTAATGTATTAACTAATTGGCAAAAGTTCGCTAATTGGTGGGATAAATGGTGGCCTGAACCTAAGACACTTTCAGTTAAAGAAACAGGAGGATCACCTAATCCAATGGCTAGAAGACAATATGGACATAAAGAAAATTGGACTGGTAACTCTTGGTTTAAAGGAGGATATACAACCCTTCACGAAAGAGGATATGAGTTATATGATTTACCAGAAGGTACAAAAATATATAACCATGAATCAAGTGAAGCTATGGTAAAAGCATCAGCAGAAAAGGCGGCTGAGTTAGTTGTAGGAAATATATTAAGTAGATTACCAATTGCTAATCAACAACAAACTAGAGAAAATCCAAATGTAACGATAAAAACAGATTTACATATAGAAACTTTAAATGAAGGTACAAAAGAAGATTTAGAAAGAATGTTAGAAAAAAGTAATAGGGACTTATTAAATAGATTCAAAAGAGAATTTGCTACGTATTAAATTAAAGTTAAGTAGTAGTTAAAGGTTAGGAGAAATCCTAGCCTTATTTTTTTCATAAGAAAGGAGAATGATAAATGAAAGGTAATATGTATTTAGTTAATAAAAACAATGTAGAAATTATAATAAATAGCAGTAAATATGGAATTAAAAAGGTAGTAATAGATAATGAGGATATAGAAAAATGCAAGAAAATAACATGGTTTTACGCTAAAAATATAGATAGTGTTTATGTTGAAGGAAATTATAGAGGTAAAAAGATAAAATTACATAGGTATATAATGGATATGACTGATAATAGTAGATTAGTGGATCATATAAATAGAAATACATTAGATAATAGAAAATCAAATCTTAGAGTAGCTACATATCAAGAGAATAGTTTTAATAGGAGTATTCGTTCTGATAATAAGTCAGGGTATGTAGGTGTAGATTTTAAAAATAATAAATGGAGAGCAAAGATAAAATATAATGGAATAACTATTCACCTAGGATATTTTGTAGATAAAAATGAAGCAATTTTAAATAGACAATTAGCTGAGCAATATTTATTTAAAGAATTTAAACCATTAATAGAATTAATAAGTAATGATGTAGAATTGATTAATAAAGCAAATTTAAATATTATTAATAGAATTAATAATAAAATAGCATGAAATATTTGTAAAAAAATGAAGTTTAGTATATAATTATACCAATAAAGAAACTTAGTGTAAGCCAATAAATATTTTAGGATATTTTTTAATTAAACTTACATCGAAAAAATAACGGAAAACCCCTTGGTTGTCAAATTGATGCTATAAATAAGCTTTTTGGATATACAATTCATAATGATAAGGGTAAGCCAACGAATAGTGAATTTATAGCTATAATAGCTGACAAGCTAAGACTAAAAAATAAAGTGTCATAAATGGCTTGGTTGTAGTAATATCAATAGAGAACAAATAATTAAAAAAAGTCAAAATTATATTTTTTATACCAACTAATATAATTTGATACCAATAAATATAAATTAAATTTTAAAATTAAACACTTTCTATCGGTTGGAGTTTTCCAATTGGTAGGAGGTGTTTTTTTATGTCAATATTAAAATCTAAAAGAAATTTAAATTTTTACATTGAAGAATTTATGGAATATTGCAATTTAAAAGATTTATCTAAAAAGACAATGAAATCATATGAATCAACTTTGTTATTATTTTCAAAGTATACTGAGGAAGAATTTCAAATAGATAAAATTCAAGAAATAAAGATAAAACATACAAAGGAATATATAAAATTCACAAAAGAAAGAGGAAAGTATTCTTATGTTTCTAATGATAAAACAGTTTTAATAAATAATCCAAGTATAAGAAAAGATTTTGGAAAAACTATATCACCAGCAACAATAAATAATTATATTAGAAATTTAAAAGTATTTTTTACTTGGGCAGTTGATAACAAAATTATAAAATGTAGCCCAATGGATAAAGTTGAGTTTGTTAAATGCAAAAGAAAACCAAAGGATCAATTATCTGATTCGGATTTTAAGGCATTAATTAAAGCTTTAGATATTACTAAATATAGTGAATATAGGGATTATGTAATAATTCAATTGATTATGGATACAGGAATGAGGATTGGAGAAACATTAGCTTTAACCATTGAGGATATTGATTTAGTTAGAAGGGCAATTTTAATTCCAGCTGATATAAGTAAGGGGAAAAAGGATAGATATGTTTTCTTTAGTAATACTATGGCAAGTTTATTAAGAAGATGGTTACAGTTCAAAGACAGGTATATTAATAATGATGTTCTATTATTTCCAACAACAAGGGGAACACAACTTGGAATACCACATTTTGAAAGGAATTTTAGGATATATAAAGAACGTGCAAATTTAAATAAGAATACTACAGCACATGGATTAAGGAATAATTTTGCAAAAAGATGTTTAATGTCTGGGATGGATATATATATATTATCAAGATTATTAAGACATAGTTCGGTAACAGTTTTGACAGTAACAGATATAGAAAGAACTATCAAAGGTTTAATCCTTTAGAAAATATGCAAAGAAGGTAAAAAGAGGAGCTAATACTCGGAATACCAGCTCCTAACGAGATTATTCAAAAAACACAAAACAGAGATTAAAGAAAATCTTTAAAAACTTAATATTGAAAATCTCTACTACATTTTAGCACAGGCTAGAGCTGTAATAAAGTAGTTGTTGAGAGAGTAATCAGCTTAAAAAATAACCTGTCCTAGCTGGGTTTATAGTTTCTCACGGTATGAAAAAAAGTTACCAAAAAGATATGAGTACATCTACGTCTGTGTAGTCAAGGATACAGGCGTAAATCCTCAGTTTGAATGGTACTGAGTTATCAAAAACATTAGGCGATGGACGTACTGATGATGATCTGTGAACAGTACAGTATTAGAACTTAGGACAGGAATGAGTTTGTTATTAATACTATTGTCCACTGACCGTAAGAATGATAGCTGAACGCTTATACAGGCGTATTAGACGCTACACTACTTAAACTAAAGTATTTACTTAACCTAATAGATATACATTAGAAAAAATTCAATAATTAGGTATAATGTATTTATAGATAGGAGTGGTAATATGGAATATATAAACAATCTTAGAAAGTTAAAATTTAACGAAGATAGTGAAATTCATATAAAAAAAAGAAAGGAGTTTATACAGGCTACAAAAAGAGACGATACGTTAGCTATTGTATTAAAAGCACACTTATATATTGAGGCAGAGTTAGAGGAACTACTAAGATTAGGTACTAAAAATTATAAAGTATTGCATTTAAAGTACTTTAAAGAGAAGTTAAATCTATGTTATGGGATAGGATTGATAGATAAGGATTTATATACTGTACTTAAAAAGTTTAATACAATAAGAAATAAGTATGGTCATAGTGTGGACTTTGAGATAACAGAAATAGACTTTAAAGAAATGTACGATTTGATGAATAGTGAACAAAAAGAGGAATATAGTGAGGATTTAAAAATTAGTACTATGTTTTCACAAGAAACTTTTGATATAAGATTGAGATTGTTATTAGCAAGTTTATATTCAGAGGTAGTAGTATTCTGTCAATCAGTAAACAGTACAATAGCAGAGAATTTCTTAGAATGGAAAATTAATATACTTAATGAGAATTCAGACATATTAAAAAGGGGTAGATAAGTAGTAATGCCTATAGAAACCTTTAAAATAAGAACTATAATTGTTAGGTAAGACTAGTATGGTTAGCTATAAGTAAAAGACCGGCGTTAATCAAGAAAGAGGAGCAGGAATTAAAGGAGTTGGACGATATAATAGATAGGACATACGGAGGAAAGAGGTAGAGAGCTGCAACGACGGCTCTTTTTATTTGTATTACTTACTGAAATATAAGTAACGGGAGGTAATACTATAATTAGTATAACAAGAGAAAGATGTACAGAGTATGTACATTTAGATACAGGCGAGATACTGATAGCTAGGAAAATAGTAAGGGAACATTTACAAGAGGAGACTGAGAAGAAGGTTAATCAGATAAAAGACTTAAACAAAAGAAAGTCAAAAGAAGAGCTATACCAGTATTTAGATTTTAGATACGGTAGCTTTAGTTTTAATAGCTATAAGAAAGCAATAGATCTCTTTACTAGTGAATATAAGTTTGATGGAGCTATTTGCTTTAAGTTTAGAGTAAAATAAATATTATATAAAAGTATGATTTGGTTTTAAAGTTTAAAAAATATAGTATGTTATTTAACACTATGTTTAAAAAATAGTGATACCATTCTTAATGGTTAAATAAATTTCAAATAGGAGGTATACATATGGATAAAATTAAAAAACCAATTTATAAAAAATGGTGGTTTTGGCTTATTATTATAGTTATCATACTAATTGCCATAGGAAGTTCAGGAAGTTCTTCAAGTGATAATTCTAATAATAAATCGCAATCTCAAACACAAGAATCTAAAAATAAAGTTGTAAAACTTAATGAACAAAGTAAAATAGGAGATGTTGGAGTAAAGGTATTAAAAGTTAAAGAAACAAAAAATATTAGCAATGAAGCTGGTAAATCTAAAGCTAATGGTAAATTTATAATAATAGAACTTTCATTAAAAAATGAATCTAAAGACCCTATTCAATATGATTCACATGATTTTACCTTAAATAATGATGGCAAATCATATGAAATAGATGATAATTCATTTGATGCTTCTGGTAATATGAATTCTCAACAAAGTATTTATAACAATAATAAAGATTTTATAGGTGTTTATGATAAATTTAATCCGGGAATAACAAAGAAAACTTATTTAGTTTTTGATGTGCCTAAGGATTTAGATTTAAGTAAAACTAATTTGGTTATAGCTCAAGACGATGATATTCAATTTGCTTTAAAATAATTATGTAATTTAATAAAGCATATAATTAATAAAATATATTAAACTTTTCTTGATAAATATATTTATAATATTAAAGTTATATGCAACAAATATTATATTCTATTGTATGTTTTTATTAAAATTAAATTTTAAAATGATATTAAAACCGTTTGGCTGAGGGAAAGTTAAAAACGCTATAGGGATAAACATTATAAAATAGCTACTAATTTTTTTTAAAGAAGTACAATAAATATTTAGAGATAGTATTAAAAATACTTTCTGTTTATTGAGTTTATAAACTTAATAGATAGGAGGTATTTTTTTTATGCCGTTAATTAAGAGTAAAAGATGTTATGCTGCATATATTCAAGATTTTATAGACCATTGTACTTTAAAAGGATTATCACCCAAAACTATTAAAAGTTATTATCAATTATTCATTTTATTTACTAAGTATTTAGAGGAAAAAGAGATTTTTGATATAAACAAAGTAAATAAAAGTATAGTTGAAGAATATATTGAATTTACTAAAGAAAGAGGAAAATATAGTTTTATAGCCGATGAAAAATATTTAAGAACAAATTATTAAAATAATAGAAGAGATATTGGAAAAGAAGTATCTGTGTCAACCTTAAATAATTATTTAAGAAATTAATAAATAACATTGATTATTCTTATGTAAATATAAATAAGTAGGATTCAACTTAATATATTTATGGAGCAGAGTTACAAATAGACGATTCTAATGGGACTATAGCCGATAGTAATGATATGTTGCCAAAAGTAAGTCGAAAGAATTAACAAAAGGTACTAATATATCTAATCTTGTTTATAAATTTTTCGTATTTTCTTCTCTATATTTTATTGATACATTTCTAAAAGCATTAATATTAAAAATATAATGTTCTGTATAAATTTTCCTTTTTGGCTTTAAACGATATTGTATTATAAAATTTAATTCTTGAATTCTATCTTTACACTTAGTAGGATTAAACAAATATGTTCTATATTTCTGACCTATATTAAAATTAGGTATAATACTTTTAAATATATAACTACCTTTAATTACACTTTGGCAATCTAATTGATCTAATTCTTTTAATTTTACAGAAAAATCATAAAGATTTTCTAATGATATATTTTCTATTATTAAATCATAATCATTATAAACACTTTTCTCGTCATTTTTAATTATGTTTAATTTAATTTTTGGTCTTTTAATATCTCTATGAGTTTTCCAATTTAAAAACATTCCTATTCCACCAAAAGTTGTTCCCAAAACACCTCCTATTGCACCAATTAAACTATAAATATCAGATATTGTTGTCATAAATAAACACCTCATAATATATGTTATTCCAGTATATATTTAAATGCAAATGAATTAACTTTAAATAAAATTTAATAATTTATTTTAATTATATATAAATACTTTATAATATATATTGAATTTATGAATTGTTTTCTTAGAATGGAAGTATAAAAGAATTTTAGGAGATAGTATAAATGGTAAATTTAGATGGTTTTAAAAAATATGATGATATATTAGATATAAAAAGTGATTTAACAGTAAAAAGGAAATAGAAAAAATAAAGGAAGAATATAAAGAAGAGAGATTAATAAATTAATATAATGATATGGTTATTGAGTATAGAAAAAGATCAATATTAGAACTTATAAATATTGGTAAAAATTCTAGTGAATTAATTAAAAAGATTGAAGAAAAAAGAAAGAAATTGATTTATATAAAAATAAATAATCAATGCCTAGTCCTGAAACAGGACCACAAAAACTCAAAGGTGTATTTATAAGATACATCCTTATTTTTTTAGCAAATTAAAATAATATTAAAAAAGGAAAATTTCATTGAACCATTTTCAACTATATATTGTAGTTCTGGAATAAGGTTAGTTAATTTTTATAATCTTGAAGTTGTTGTCTAGTCATTTCAAGTTGTTCTGCCATATCAGATTGAGAATATTTTGGAGTAAGATTATCTTGCTCTAAACTTATCTTACCTGCACTCCGTTGTCTAAATTCCTTTATTCTCTCCAATTCTATAATACATCTAGCAATTTTTATTGAATTTTTATAAATAAAAATAATATTAAAAATATACATTGAAAAATAGGTGTAATTGTTATATAAATAAACATATTAGTAAAAATATTACAAAAATATAGCTATTTATATTAAATTTAGATTATTTTTTTATAATAAAAATAATATTAAAATTATTGACTTTAAATATTAATGTATGTTATAATTAAATATTTAAATTATATTGACAAATCTAAAATTGAGTTCTATAATCTAAATTAAATAAGACCTGAATAATTAAATTCAGATCTTATGATTAGGGTTATTTAGAATTATCTGCATATTCTACAATATCTTGAACTTTACAATTAAAAAATTTAAACAGAATATCTAAATGTTCTTTTACAATATGTTTATTAGATTCATTGCAATAACTTCCAATTGCATTTTTAATAAGCGGGTAATATCAGATAATTCTTTTTATGTCATTCTTTTATCTGCTAATAAAATATGTAGTTTCATTTTAATCATACAAATCATCTCTTTAGTGATATTATACTATAGACGTAGATAACGAAGAAAACAAATCTTAATAGCAGCTAAGTACATTATCTAGTACATTCTAAAGCAGTTCTAAAATTAAATATTTTAAAATAAAGGAAGTTATTAAAATGAAGTTTTTAAATAGCAAAGAAAGACATATAAATGATAGAAAAATATTAGATTATAAAAATTGGCTATAAGTTAATCATTTGAAAGATAATTTTGATAATTTTTATGAATATGTAGATAGTACAGATCTTAACAGTATAGCAAATTTGTATATGTAATAAGGAGAAAGGAGTAATATTTTGTTAGTTTATTTAAACGAATACAAGTACTATAGGCAGTTTAAAGTTGGAGCAATAGTAAGAATGTATAGTCCAAGATTGGAAGGGTGTTCTAGGAACTATAACAATCATAAATGGTGATAGTATGTATATAAAGCTTGGAATAGTAGACTTTGAAACCTGTAAGCAACAATTTAAAGATGTTTTTAGATTTATATAAAATGTGAAGGAGAGAATGATTATGGAAAATTTAGAACTTATTACTGAGGATATGAAAATAAGAGATATTAAGGAAAGTTTTAGAAACTTTAGAACTCATTTAAGGATAGTTAGAGATATTGGAAAAATGGATGATAGCACAGGAAAGGAATTTAATAATTTTATATGTAAATTAGATACTATAGAAGAATTAAGTTTTAAAGAAATTTTAAAATTAAAAGAAAATTGTATAAAGTTTATAAATGAAAGAGAAGGAACAATACCATTTAGCGGTAAAATAGCTCAAGAAGAAAGTTTTAACGTTCAAGAAATAAATGCCTTTTTATTTATAGTATTAGAAGAAGATCATGGAGACTTAATCATTAATGGAGAGTATTTTAAACTTTTAGGATATGAAACTATAGAAGAAAACTCCTTGAGAATATTTGTAAGGGATGAGCATGAACAAGAATATTATATTTATATAGAAGAAGTAATAGGTGTTGTTGGAAATAGGAATAAATTACATATCGAGCAAAACGATAGGCAAGGAGTTGATATGTACAGAATTTAA